ATTATTTCTGAAATGTTAGATAATCCTAATGAATATGGTATTTATCCTACGACTAAATGCTATGAAGATTTGCAGGCTTTTATTGTTAAAGAAGTGAAGTCCGTCTCATCTGTAGCGGAACTGTTAAAGGATTAAAACTATGATCCCACTCACAGACCTATGCGTTAGTAGAGAGCTTGCCGAAAGGATGGCTAAGTTAGGATTTGAGCAGGAAACGAGATTCACATTTTGGAGAAAAAGTGGAAGTGAAAAATGGTACGTTTCATTTATAATTAGAGGTGATTTACCAGCTCCAACATCGGCAGAGATTGAATTACCTAATGATTGCGTTCTCTTTAAAAATAAAAATGGATATACTATAGGTATCTCACTATATGGAGAATATGACGGAACAAGTGATGTATTTGATAGTCTAATTCAAGATCGTTTTTCCGCTTCAACAGAAGCCGAAGCGAAAGGTCTCATGTGGTGTTATCTTAAAGAGAATAAGATGATATGAGCATTGATCTTCTCCTAGACCAAGAAATGGAAGTAATCTCTATCCGCACAGAGAAGAACCTTATAACGATTAAACTTAAATATGCCAACCCTCCTCCAAAAGTTCCAAGAAAGAAAACGACAAATACGGCTACCCATCGCAAGACTAGAGTTAGAGCTAACCTGCCGAAGACTCCAAAGCGTAAGAAAGCGTAAAGACTCCGAGATGAGAGAGAGCCACTTAGTGAGCGTAGCGGATAGATTAGCAGGAGAGATAATGAGATTAACGAATTAACATGACTGTCGCACAAGCCGACCTTACCCGTCGGTTTTTGCGTTATGAGTGGGAAGAGTGTATAATAGTGGTATGAAAAAGAAGAAATTAAGTGGAGGAAATTATACATTTGAGGATGGTGCTTTTTTTACTATTTCCTCAGTAGAGAGTATATTAAAAGACATTATATCAGGAAAGGAGATTGAAAATAAAGAAAAAGTAAAAGAGCTTTTGGAGGGATTAGATGAATTGAGACATTACGCGGAGAGATTGAGTTGTCTATATCGTTTTGATCATAAACTAATGGAAGGCATGAAGAATAGCAGTATTATCTATATTAAGCCAAAGGGATTGGAGATGGTATGGAAAAGATTATGGTTATATCTTTCAGAGCGTTGGCAAAAGTTTATCAATCCGAATAAATGGACGTATAATCAGTACTGGCGATTTGTGAAAGATGTTGCAAATCAAGTTTCTTTGAATCGTAGAACTAAGATTGAGGAAGAGGCATATATAAAAGAAGTTGAAGAGAGGAGAAGAATCGGATGGCTTAGTAAGAGCAGTTGACACTCATATGAATAACCTCACTTCTGCGTAATACGTCAGCAATATAAGCTGGTGGAATTATCGCATTATGATTTTCGCAAAAGCGAAGTTCACAGAGTATTGGTATGGTCGGAAGTATCACACGCGGAAGGAAAGACGTAAGGAGACAACATATCCATTTCATAAAGTAGCACTTAAGCGTCAGACAGCTATCAAGTCCAGACGTGCTAAGCTCGAAGACGAAACGCCCTATAAACGATTCAGTGATCCTTGGTTCTATAACTAAAAAATTATGCTTCGGTGGACGTTTGGCTTTTCCGTGCAGACATTGTGGAAAAATACACAATCCACCAACTAAAGAGCAGTTGCTAGAGAACGCTAGAGAAATATGCAAAAACAATACATCATCCGTAAATATATCGTCGCAAGTTCCGCAAAAGAAGCCTTGAAGAAAGAGAGAACGCAACCTGCGGATGAGTGCTGGGTGGATGAGCGCTTTATGGCGGAAAGTATTGTACAAGGATTTAGGTATACTGAACCAAAGAAGAAGCGTTGACACATTCACGCCAAGTGCGCTACACTATCCCTATGCTTAACCAAGCGCAACACATCTCCATGTCGTGGTGTCGGGTACTCTCCCGATGATCGGTGGGGATTTATTGTTTTTCTAGATATGGCTAAACACGCAGGTGGAAGACCACTAAAATTTAAGACTGTTCAAGAGCTTGAAGACGTAGCAGATAGTGATATTGAATTTGAGTTAAATGGTAATAACCTTTCAACTAATGAATTTGATAAAGAAAGTGATCTTTCTGATTATATTATTGAAAATATAGAAAAGTTTGTATTTGATTTTTTAGATGATGAATTAATTTCATTTGAAGTCGATAGTCCAATACAAAAACATAGACGATTTTCTCCAAGAGGAAGAAGAATAGATTTATTCATAAAAGGCAAGAAAAAGGTTTATATTATAGAGTTAAAAAATCCTTCGTCTGGTACGGAAAGTCGAGGAGCTATAGGACAAATACTTGATTATGGTCGTGAGTTTCTTGACACAGAAAAAGAATTGTTGATTTTAACAACTAAATTTGATCTAAATACAGCCAAAACTATTAAGTTCTATAATCTGCCAATTAGGTATATTTATATAGATAAAAAGCGTATCATGGAGTATAAAGATATTACGTATGACTAAACCCATTTTAGGTGGTCGTCCACTTAAATTTGAATCACCTGATGAATTGAAGAATACACTTCAAAAGTATTTTGATACTGTTCCCAGTACTGAATGGACTGTTACAGGTTTAGCTTTACTTGTGGGATCAAGGCAATTATTAGATGATTATCAAGAGCGTGATGATTTTTCTGCTATAATTACAGAAGCTAAACTACTTGTAGAAAATGGCTATGAAATTGATCTAAAGAAGTTTGGTAGATCAGGAACAATATTTGCACTCAAAAACTTTAATTGGAAAGATAGAACAGAACAGGATGTGACAAGTGGTGGTGAGAAGGTGAGTATCCAAGGTTTTATCTATCAACCATCTAATGAACTAATAAACGATCATGTTCAACGAAGTAATGAAGGGGAAGGAGAAAAGTCTTAATCTTGCTGATTTAGCCGAAAGTCAGCGTTTAGAGAAAGCAACAAAAGAGCTAGAGGAAACAGCTAATGAGATCTTAGAGATCTTCAAAAAGAAGGATTTTACGATTGCAAAGGCAATGTCCGTTATTGGTTATACGACAGAGCTATTAAAGCAAAAGACGCGAGAAATAAAGGTATGAAGTCCTTTTTTTGTCATCATTGCGGACAGCCTACCGAAGATCAAGACGGTAAGCACTCCTATTTTTTCTTCCAAGGAGTTATGACAGAGAATATACCTGATGAAGACGGAAAATACGCTATACGCCCTATCTCTGGTTCTGTAGATCCAAGACCACACGGCAACCCACCACGTTCGTTTTGTTCGCTTAAATGTTTTGCCTCTTGGGTGAATGGAAAAATTGAAAATACAATCTTGGAATATCCACAGAATCATCCATTGAACTAATATGGTTTGTGGTAAATGTGGAAAAGAAAACAGGTATAAATTTGCGAAAGAAGGTGATATCTGTTTTTATTGCTCTCTTGTACCTAAAGATGTAACTTGTAATTCTTGCGGAAAAGTCTATAAAGATCTTGAAGGAGGTAGGACTTACCTTGTAGATAAAGTGATTTATCACGATTGTCCTGAATGTGTAGCCGGTAATGACCGTAAGGATATCTATTCAGAGAATCGCGCCGAGGAGCTGATCAATCAGAACTACGCTAGTATGCCCGCTACTCGTGATCGTATGATCCGTGAACAGCGTAAAAGCTCGGCTGAACTTCGTAAGCGATTTAAGATAGATACAACTCATAAATACATTAAATGATATGAAACAAGAGATCATGCGTTTTCTTTTTAGTGAGTATCTTTCCGATTTTCACTTAGAGTTACCTGACTTAGAAGATAACGAAAAGTTGAAAGGTGTATTGATCCCTGAATCAAAGGTGTTTTTGAAGAGTACTTTGTTTAAATACCTTAAAGAAACAATCCTTTCTCGTGTTCAAAAAGAGGTAGCATTCAAGACGAAGACCGATCTTGAGATCGCATATCAACGCGGGATTGCACGGGGCATTCAGTTGATTGAAGAAGAAGTAAAGAAATTCGCTAGTCTTGAATTGAAACGCAAGAATGAAACCGATCATAAGACCAACTAAAAAGCAGGATCAAGCATGGAAAGCATGGTATGATCCTGCTATTCGATTTTTAGGTTTCGGAGGAGGAGGAGGAGGCGGTAAGAGTTGGGCATTCTGTGAAATGCTACTCGTACAAGCATACACTAATCCGGGTACGCGCTCTTTCATTGCAAGAAATGAGCTTAAACGTCTCATGCAGTCAACATATGTAACATGGCTTAAAGTCTGTTCATTCCATAAAATACCCTCTACGGATTGGAAATTAAACGGTCAGTACAACTACATTGAGTTTACCAATGGATCACGTGTAGATTTACTTGATGTTGCGTATCAGCCATCTGATCCTCTCTATGAGCGTTTTGGATCACTTGAATATACGAATGGATGGATTGAGGAAGCGGGAGAAGTAAAACAACTTGCTTTTGAGGTCTTGAAGTCACGTGTTGGACGCTGTAAGAACGTTGAATATAACCTTGTACCGAAGATTGCTTTGACGTTTAACCCAAAGAAAGGATGGCTGTATGACCTCATGTATCGACCGTGGAAGAATGGTACTTTACCTAAAGACACGGTTTTCATTCAGGCTCTCTATACAGACAATCCATATACTCGTGAAGACTACGGAAAAATGCTGGGCTCTATTACAGATACGGCTATGCGTCAGCGTCTTATGGATGGGAACTGGGACTATGACGATGATCCAACGTGTTTGATTGAGTATCCGGCTATTGTAGATCTTTTCCATAATATCGTGCCTAAGTCAGATCAGAAGTATTTAACGGCTGATATTGCACGGTATGGATCTGATAAGATTACATTTTACTGTTGGCGTGGACTTGAGTGTTATAAGATTATCGAGAAAAGCAAGCAGGGCGTGGATGAGACGGCGCAAGATATTCGTACAGTTGCACGTGATGAGTTAATTCCATTCGATCACATTATTGCGGATGAAGATGGAGTTGGAGGAGGTGTGGTTGATCTTATTCGTGGTATACACGGATTTCAAGCAAATAGCGCACCGCTTTTAGAGAATGGGAAACTACCTAACTTTAGAAATTTGAAAGCGCAATGTTCTTACAAAATCTCAGAACTTATCAATGACCGTAAAATATCTATAAAATGCACTAACGCTGATATAAAGGAGAAGATTGAGGATGAATTACAGCAGATTAAAACATTCCGTGCAGACATGGACGGAAAGAAAGAGGTATTACCTAAAGATAAAGTTAAGGAAGTATTGGGGAGATCACCAGATCATTCAGACGCAATTATGATGAGAGCATGGTTTGAGTTTAGAGGTGCTAAACCATTTGACGGATTACCAACAACTCGATTTGCTAATAAAAAATAATTAGCGTATACTGTTAGTAATTTAGCAGAACCGATCAACCGACTTAAAATCTTTTTATGCCAAAAAAGACAAAAGTTGATCGTTCTCTATCCGTAAAAAGTGATACGGTTATTTCCGTATACGAAGATTATATCCACGGCGTTGATGTTCTGCGTCAGTCTTACGCTCTCTTGGGCAATAAAAGTCCGTTGGATTACTGGAATGATGGACGTAAGCGTTTTAATAGTGTATTTGGAAGTGTTGATAGGGGGTTGAATGATTGGAAGTCTGGCTATTTTAGTCAAATGACACGCAATAAATGTCTTGGTTTCGTAGCACACATTGAGAATCAGACTATTCAGCCGTCTATTTTCGCACAAAATAAGAATCAGAATGAGGATCGAGTGATTGCAAATTTCTTGAAGGATACCGTCGAGTACACACAACAAAAAGAAGAGTGGGACGATTCTCGTTTTTGGGCGATTGTAACGGCTGGTGCTGAGGGTACGATTGTTTTAGCTGAACAGTACGGAGAGTTCAAGCGAAATGGGAAAAAAGTAAAGGGTCCATATACCGTCGTTGTCCCAAATGACGAGTTCTTGCTCTATGATCCGTTCTTGATTGATATTCAGGAACAAGAATGGGTAATGTGGAGGCGTAAAATGACGTTAGGACGCGCTAAACGGTATTATGGAAAGTATGAGGCGTTTAAAGATGTAAAGCCAGGCAAAACAAAGAATTGGGGCAATGATATAGGCAATGAATTGCGAAGGTATGACGCTTTATCTGATCTTGCCGATAATGAAGTAGAAGTTTTAATACGACATAAGGAAGATAAACTAGATATCGTTTGTGCAGGTATTCAACTTACGGGAGATGATGAAGAAAATCCACGAGCTGATGGGCAGATTCCATACTCTCGGACGTTCTTTGAGCCGATTGACGCGCATTTTGCATTCGGTAAGTCATTGCCTGATAAATTAAGTCAAGATCAAGACGAGACAGACCATTTGTGGCGTTCGTACATTGACCGCCAAGAGCTTCGTAACTTCCCACCTATTCAGACAAATAGGCTTGATTTGTTGAATGAGGAAATTATCATACCGGGAAATACCGTATTTGCTGGTGACTCAGAAGCAATGAAGGTATCTACGATTCTCCCACAACTAGAGCAGGGAATTGATAGTGGAACCGTCAATCTTTTACAAGCGTTACAAGGAAATGCGTCTGATTCTTCAATGAATAACCAGCAGATGGGTGCAGGTGGAGAAGCTGGCACGGCAACAGAGAGCGCATATATCGCCAAGAACGCACAGATTATGCTTGGTATGTTTGGTCGAATGATCTCGTTCCTTGTTAGAGATTGGACACGTTTACGATGTAATACAATTATTTGGATGTTAAAGAGTGGTGAGCTTGATTTCTCGCAGATCGTCTCAACGGAAAAGTTATTGTCTAGCGGTAAGATTGGTACTCGTACGTATGAGGGCTATGAAGGATTGAGTGGTTTGCGTGATGATCCTGAGAATGGAGAGTTTGCACGCACAGAAAAGTCTTTTGAACTTCTACAATTAGTTAAGAAGAGCAAGGGGAAGAAAGAGAAAGTGCTTATTGATCCTGAATATCTCAAGGATCTTGATTTTTACGTGTATACGGACGGTGAACCTCGCCCTAAAAAGACAGACCTTATGGCAAAGGCAATGGCAAAGGAGGATTTTGATATCTTCTCTCAACGTCCTGATCTTTTTAATCAGATTGCCGTTGCAGAGGACTTTGTTCTTGCTCGTGGCGGTGATCCTGAAAGACTGATCAATAAAGAGCAGGCGCAACAGCCTCAAGTACCAGTTCCGCAAGCACAAGAATCAGGCATATCGAATGAATTACTTGGTGCGCCAAAAAAGTTAATGCAATAAAAATTTGAAATAATAAACATATCATGCTATGATAGATGACAATAAAGACGTTAAGCCAAGCGATGAGTCTACGTCTGACACATCAGAATTAACGGAAGACTCTCAAGAGGAAACGATTGAGGGGACTGATTCACAAAAAGAATCTGACGAAAAAGAAGTAGTCATTGACTACGAAGCCGAACTTACGAAAGAAAAAGAGTCACGTGTCCGCGCCCAAGAAATAGCGAAGTTTGAACGTCAACGTCGTAAAGATTCCGAAAAGAAGGGTAAAACCGACGAAACGGAAAAAGATGATGAAAAAGAAGATGTTACAAAGATCGTAGATGAGCGCGTACAAAAGATTTTGAGAGCAGAACGTCAAGATATCGTTGACGAAGAGCTTGAAGGATTGACAGAAGATAAGTCAGAACGAAAGCTTATTGAGCATATTTATGACAATAAACTCAATGCGGAAGCGTTCGGTTATACTCGTAAAGGTATTGCTCTTGCTCTAAAAGTCTCAAAGATGATTGCGAATCTTCCAAGGTATGAAGCGCAACTGATCAAGAAAGCGAAGGTTGAAGCGAAGAAAGAGATTCAACAAGAAGCTGGTATGACAGGTGCGTCAGGTGGTGCGTCAACGCGACGTGCGCCGAAAGATACAGGGAAGAATCTTAATTCATCCGAACGTCAACTCTTAGACTTTTCTAAAAAGCAGGCGGATCAAATTCGTCGGAGACATTAAAACCATAAAATATGGCACGAGGTGATTTTTGGCCAATTCGTAATTGTGGAACCCCAGTGCGGTTTCAAACGAAAGCAGGTCAGACAGCAATTAAAGCAGGAGAGCCAGTTATTCAGGATACATCTGGCGATGTTGAGTATGTTCAATCTCCGGGTACGGAAGTTACGACCTCCGATACGCTTGTAGGTTTCTCAGCAACCGAAGATACCGTTACCGCAACAGCAGATGGTGAGGTGTGGGTATATCTCCCAGCAGGAAATTCGGTTTTCGGTGCGTTTGCGAAGACGATTGCAAATCTTGCAATTACCATGAAATTAACGAAGGTTGTTATTGATTATACCGATCCAAAGTATACGGTCGATGAATCTACAACGACGAACGGTCTTTGTCTTATTCTCGATTATAATGCAACGTCCGGTGAGATTGAGTTTGCAATCGACATGACGGAAGCGGTAAACGCATAAACATATGTTAACAAGTGCATTAAACCCAAATGTAGTTAAAACAGCCTTGGACGATGTGTTCATGGCGGAATGGGATTTTCGTTCAGGTCCGGCTTTTGCAGACGCGAACGATTCCGACGTGTTCGATCAACAGACTTCCAGCAAGGCTTCTGAAACCTTGGAAGAATTTAAAGGTTCTGGTTACTGGACAGCTCGTTCAGAAACCGCAGTAGCCTCGGAAGGTCAGCCAATGGCTGTGTATTCCTCGACGGCGACACATGACGCTCTCTCTCGTGGAATTGAGATCTCTAAGCATTTCATGGATGATGATCAGCACTCCATGTGGACGAAGACCATGCGAGATTTCGCAGAAAATGGTCGTGTAACGCGAGATAAGGAAGCGTTTGAACTGTATCGTACTGGTTTTACAACCACGTATGGCGATTCACAATATCTCTTCGATTCAGACCACCCAATTACGGGAGGTACGCAGTCGAACAAAGGTACGGTGAAGCTTTCGGAAGCAAATTTTGAAACAGCTCTTATCGCTCTTCAAGAAATGAAGGGTCGAGATGGAGTTGTAAAGGGAAGTGTTGCTCGTACGCTCTTGGTTCCAACGTATCTCTTTAAGAAGGCTTGTATTATTCTTGAATCCGAAATGCGCTCTGGCACTGCTGATAATGACGCGAACGTGTACTCATCGAAGTACAACATTATCATCAAGCAAACTCCTTGGATTGGTACGGCTGGTGGTGGAAGTGATGACTATTGGTTCCTTTTGGCTCGTAACCATGGGATCATCCGATTCCTCCGAGAAGATATCAATACAAATTTGATTCCGTGGCAACAGCGTGAAAATCGTTGTTACTACTACTCCGGTGAATTCCGTCAGTCTACTCTTGCTATGTCCTACGTTGGCGCATGGGGTTCTGATGGTACAACTGGTGAATACGACGCTTAATTCCCACACTAACGACACACTATGGACGAAAAAAATAAAGGTTTAGTGATCGGTTCGTCTATTATTGCTTTCGGTTGCGCGTTGGTTGCGGTTGCCATCCTCATGGCTCCGCAACCTTCGCCAGCGAATGTGACAATGGGTGGCGATACAAACACAAACCCGGCTCCTGTCGTGGTGTCGGGATTAGGTGAAGTTCAAAAAGAAACACAGATTGAGTTTGGTGGCACGACACATCACGATTCGATGCTCCTTAGAAACGATCTTACGGTAACAGACAACGCCTTAATTGGTGGAGATCTTTCTGTTACAGGAACGATTGCAATCGGAGGAGGTACAGCAATGGATAAAGTATTGCGTACTACTGTTACAGTAAACCCAAATTCGCTTGCGGCTGGTGGTTCAACTTCAACCGTTCTTGCACTTACTGGAGTGGCAACAGCGGATCACTGCCTTGTGAACTCAACATCTGGTGATCTTGCTGGAACGACCTCAACAGCACAAATTTCTTGTCGATTTACAGCGACGGATACAGCAACTATCTATTACTACAATGCAACAGGAACATCAGCATTCGATGCTGGTCCTAATAACGTATTGTCAGTTGTAGGTTTATCTTTCTAAATATGCCAACTCTCATTAACTTAAAGCAAGGAATCTTGAAAAAGAATACAAAATTTTCTGCTCCTGCTAAAAAGAAGGGTCGCAAAAAGAAAGTAGTTGTACCTTCCGTGTGATTTTCATCCTCTCCCCTAAAATAAGGGGAGGGATATGAGCGTCACATACACTAAAATTGAGCCTAATAAGCCAACACGCATTTTTCGATCTCTTGAGAAAAAAGAGGTTGAAAATAAGAAAGTTAACGAACAGCCAAAGAAACGTGGCCGTCCATCTATTAAAAATCTATGAAGATAAAAATTAGTTACTTGGGTTTTATTATTGTCGGTTTAGTCGCAGTCCTTGTATGGGCTGGTTGTTCGTATGGGCAGTATGGAGCAGTAAGCTCTGTTACCCGTAGAAATTACCAAGTCTTACTTGGTTCTTCTGTTTCCAGTCCCGCTACATTAACGAATGGATATACGGGAGCTAGTTCGACACCTGTAACGGTAAGCGGTCTTCCAAATTATGTACTTTCCGTAGCATACACTCCTAAATCATATGGATCATATGTGTATTTATTGGTTGAACGTGCTACAAATTCCTCATGTACGACGTATTATCCGTTTACGAATTTAAGTCCGTCTACAGACAGAACAACTGTATATAATACTGGCGCGTCAAGTACGGATGGTATTCCGTTTATGCTTGGTGCGAGTGGAACGTATGCGTCAGGAACGACACAATATGCCTCGTTTGATTTTACTGGCGTTGCAAATTGTCTAAGAGTTTCGGCAAAGGAACATACAACGTCGACCGCCGGAACAATTTATTCTGACGTGTTGATAACAAGCTACTAGTATGAAAAAACTCTACTTAGGGATCTTCGCAGGAGTAGCTATCGTGCTACTTGTTCTTGGATATGCCTTTTACCAAGCAAAACAAAGGTATGGGTTCCAAAACTTGGAAGTAGAGACGGAGCGAACCTTTACGAATGTTACTTCAACGAACATTGATACGGTCACATTAAATGCTTCAGGTGAGATCACAGGACAATCTATAAATGCTTCAGGTGAGATCACAGGACAATCTATTATCAGTGCCTCAGACGTTCAAACGCCTGAACTAAATATTGGAAGCGACCAATGGACAGAAGGTAATTTTGTAGGCACTTCATTGAATGTTCAAGGTAGTTTTAGTGTGAACAATGAATCCGTTTGTTTGAATGATGGGACGAACTGTCTTACAGATTTTACAAACATCACTTGGACAAACGCAACAGGAACAAACCTCTCCTTCACGACAGCGAGTGGAACGACGGTGAATGCGACGACGCTTAGTACACATACGATTGGAGTGAGTACGGGTACGGCTGGCGTGCCAAGCGTTTCATTCTTAGTAGATCCTGATACAGGAACGTATCAATCAGCAGTTGGAGCCTTTGGCATATCTATTAACGGAACGAACCGATTTAATTTAGATGGAACGAACTTAGTTTTGGGTGCTGGTTTGATTCCTTCTACACAAGGCACGAGATCAATAGGCGAAGATAAGAGGTCTTGGGGTAATGTGTATGCGTCTGGAACGATATATGGATCAGGGGCTAATTTTGGGGAAGGTTTAACTTCCGGAACATCAACGATTCGTATAGGTAGAGTAAATGGAAAAGGCTGTCTTGTTATTGCAGATAATGATTCCGGAGGGTTCACATACTGCCAAACTCTCAACGGCACTATGACGTGCAATACCACGTCATGTGAATAAATATGCCATCGAAAACAATAAATGAATTGCCAGAAAAACTAGAATTAGAAGCTGGCGATAATGTTGTCGCTACAGATAATTCGGGGGCACCGACAACAAAAAAAGTAACTGGTTCTAATCTCGCTAAAGGACTCGTTACAATCATTGCAGGAAGTAGTGCATTATTAGCTATACTAGCGGCAGCATTAATTCCATATCTACCCGCTACATCAGACGTAACAGTATGTGCTGTTGGATGCAAATACACTACGGATGGAACTGCTGATAACATCGAAATTCAATCGGCTCTAAATTACGTGCATTTAAAAAATGGTGGAAGTGTTTTTATCAAATCAGGAACGTATGATATTTTAAACAACTTAACTATCTATGATAACACGGAATTAAAAGGAGAGACTGGTACGATTTTGAAAAGAGCCTATTCAAACGTAAGTGGTTCGATGATAAAGAATGAACTGTATAGTGGCGGTATCATAGGAAATTTTAATATAAAAATTCACGATATTACTTGGGATGATAGTATTGAAGGAATGACATTTAACCAATTTCTTCATGCTATTTCTTTTTTTGGAACTGATAACGTAAGTATTTATAATAATACATTTAAAAATTTGAATGGAGACGGTATCTATTTGTCTAGCGGATCAAACTTTTCTCCTGGAATGCTTCCTGCTAGAAATACGAGAATATTTGGTAATTTTTTTGATGGTAGTAATGTAAATCGTCAGGCTATTTCTTTAATTGATACATCGAGTACATCTATTTTTGGAAATGTTTTTAATAGAATGGCGACTACAACAATGCCATCTGCTATTGATTTAGAACCGAATACATCAACGCAGAGAATTATAAATACGACGATTACAGGAAATACTTTTTATGGAAATCGAATCGGTATTCAATCCTATAACTTATTTTTTGCAAATGTTACTGGTTTAGCGATTTCCGGTAATGTTTTTGATCACAGTGTTTTAAATGACATTTTTATCTATCAAACTAATTTAGTTAGCATTACAGGGAACACCCATTACGGAAGTGGAAGGCGTGCATATGAAATAGGGGGTAGTTCGACTGTTACGATAAGCGGGAATCAAATATTTTATACTGTAAGTTCAGGAATGTACTTATATAATAATGGAGATGGAATAACTATAACTGGTAATGGTGTTTTCTCTCCTGCTGGTCACGGTATTTGGTTTGAGAATACAAATAATGCAGTTGTGACAGGAAATACGATTAGAAATTGGGGTACAGCATCAACAACGTATAACGCGGTTTATGGAGAAGTATCATCTACGAGAGTAAATGTGGTAGGAAACACATTTACGGATTCAATTGGTGGTCATACGTGTGTTGAATCTGTTGATACCAGTTCTGGTTGGCAATCTATAGGAAACATGTTTGTAGGATGCTCAACAGATACAAACATGATTCCATGAAGGATACTCACCATGTCTACAGCACCTTACGACAAAACCGTACCTTCACTCGACAATCGTCCAACAGATAAATGCCCACCTCCTGATCCTGAGGAAGATCAAGACGACATGAGAATGAGTAGGGAGTATATGCTTTACTACAGGATGACTCATCCGACGGATGATTAGACTCTCGCCCCTCCGTAAAACGAGGGGAACTAAACAATTATATGAACTACATACCACAAGAAGATACGCAGATTAAAAAGAGTTTTGACCCCATTACTCTCAAGAAAATGGGTATGTCGGCACTCCTCCTTGTTGGAGGTGCGTTGTTGACCTACCTGTCAGACAATATCCTGCAACTTGTAGGAGCTATCGGTATTCCTGACGCTTTCATGCCTCTTACTCTCGCTGTGTTCACGTGGCTTATCAACACAGGAAGAGAATACTTAAAAGGTCGTGAATAAATCATATGGAGGGGCGAGACCACGACTTGTTAGTTAGAATAGACGAACGTGTTATGCAAATACACACACGTTTAGGTAAATACGATGAAGATTTAGAGTGTATAAACGAAAGAACAACGACACTTGAAAGCAATCAATCAAAAGCAATAGGCATTATCACAGCCTTCTCATTGATTATTACATTCATTGGTAAATACATTATAGATTTCTTTATCTCATTCATTAAAAAAGCGTAGAAAGGAGCTGATTATCATGGCATGTAAAAAGAAAGGCAAAAAGAAAATGAAGTAGTCGTATCTTGTCTGCTCTTTTATGAGGGCAGAATAGATATGATAAACCGAGGATTTATTTATGCACGCCCGTCAGTAACCGCATGGCAATATGGGGGCATTTCTGGTATTCATAAAGAAATCTTGCAAAAAGATAGACAATGGACTGATTTTTTACCGACATTTGAACCGCAATCTTTTTTATACGGCGATTCAATGGGCTGTGTCTCTTTTTCATTCTTAAATGGATGTGAGACGTTTTTAAGACGTACGACAAATAGAGAATATAACTTTTCTGATCGTTTTTTAGCTATTCGATCAGGAACGACTACAAAAGGAAACACATTTGAGAATGTGGCGGAGTCAGCGCGTAAGTATGGATTAGCGATGGAGGAATCAATGCCGTTAAGTGGTATCACATCCCGTGCAAATTTCTACACGGACATTCCCGATGATGCGGATAAAAGCGCAAAAGCATTTAACGACATATTCGATCTTAATTACGAGTTTATTCCTGATGATTCTTATACCATTTGGGAGGCTCTACAATTTGCCCCTGTTCAAATCGGCATTTATGCCTATGGGACGTATAAAAATGGCGTGTATCAAGTGTCTTCTCGTACTCCTAATCACGGTGTTCTGTGTGTTGGTGGCTCATATGGAAATTACTTAACGATCTTTGATACATACGAAGATAATCGAGAAACGCACATTGGTCAGATTAAAAAAATCGCATGGAATACAACTATCTGGGGTGCGCTTATGCCTAAAATCACTCTTAAAAATCCAAATATGTCCTATCCATTTCAAGAAAACAAAGTCTATATCCTTACGGAAGCCCCCGGGGGTTCATTTCTCTATGCGGGCAAGAAACTCTTAAAGTTCACAGAGCCAAACGGCGAGGTTATTAACACACTCGCAAGACAAAAGAAGCTTGATATTATAACAATCGTTAAAAAAGACCTTGAAGGTGTTGATATTCACAACTTCAAGGGTGAAAAAATCTAACTATGAAAGGTGGACTTATCCTCGAACACGTAAAGCCGAAAGACTACACACAAGAAAAGTTATTCGGATCGGCTGATCGTACAGAAAAAATCGTCCCATTAGGACGTGATGTTTCGGCTGTCCCGCAAATCTATCAAGGGGATAGACCTGTTTGTGTTGCGGCGACAATCACATGGATCAAGCAGTTCATGTCAGGAAACATAGATTTGGCACATGAGTACCTAGCCATGATCGCTAAGATTGGTAGTAACGGTGCAAAGCCTTCACAGGTATTAGAGCCTGCACGTAAGCGCGGTATTGCCTCACAGAATGCTTGGGATGAGGCTGAGACGAGTGATAGTTTGATATTGGAACAGTCAGCCGAAGAATTCAAAGTACACGGCTACACGCGTATTACAGACCTCTCAATGCACGGTATTTATACCGCACTTAAACGTTCTCCGTTAGCCGTTGGTGTGAGTGATTGGAAAGGCGTTGGCCCTCATTTCATGGCTGTATACGACGTGACGGAAGATGGATTAGCTTGTAAAGCACGGAATTGGTGGGAAGGATCGGAAGAAGAAGTGATCCCATTCGATAAAATTGTATGCGCATATGGGTTTTTATCGCCTGAGTTCTCAAAGCCTTCTCATCCAATCAATGCTGGTTGGGTTAGTGCTATCGCTTCATTCTTGGCTTTCAATAAGAAACTATTAGGATTAGGTGGCATTATCCTAGCCTCTCTATTGGCTTTACTTAATCCTATTGGCTTCGGTGCTGGTTATACACCAGTCACAGGCTATGAAAGCACGTTTACAGCTCGCGTGACGGCTTCTGACGCGACATTCCCTGTTGCGAGTATCAATGACAAAGCTGGACACGCGATCGTATTCGCAAATACTTCTCCATCTTCTACGGCGCGTATCTACTTCACGCTTGAACCAGGAGGGACGCGAGAAGAAGTCTCATACTGTACAGGCGTAAGCGGATCAACATTTACGGGGTGTGTTCGCGGTCTTGACTTCCAAGGTGGAGGACTCACAGCGTCTTCCACACTCGCAAAGGTTCACCCCGCAGGTTCTAAGCTCATTATCTCGAACGTCGGGCAAGTCTATGGGGAGTTTGTGAGTATTGACGGTACGCAAAGGATTGATGGAGCTAAGTACTTTGCCGTGATTCCTCGTCAAACGACTACAACAACGCTTCCAACCGCAAACGATCAGTACGCGACGAAATACTATGTAGATAGCGTTGGAGCCGGTGGTCTGACTTCGGCGAATGTCTCAAGTACAATGGGTCTTATCGCAAATGGCACAGCTCCTGAAACATTCGGCGTTCGTCTTTCTTCCCTCACGTCAGGCTTATGGTTCGATACGGGAAATAGTTATGCGTTATCCATTAAAACATCTTCGACAAAAGGACTCTATATTGACTCATTGGGGAATGTTGCTATTGATGAATCGGATAACTTCGTATGGGGTGGGACGCATACTTTTAATGGAAACGTAACAACGACAGGTAAATTACAGGTTGCGACACCTACGGCAGACGCGGACGCGGTATCTTTAGGATACTTGAATACGGCATTAACGGATTATGTTTATCCTAAAGGATCGCTATTTACGAGTACATATACAACAGGATCAAGAAATCTGGTTGCAGATGTTTCTTCTGGTTCTTACTACTATTCTGGGTATGATGCCGTTTCCACTTATGCGATAGCAGATGGAGCTACAGCTATGTATACGTCTATCGTTAGACCAATGACGACCATTAAGTATGGCTTTGCTAGATCATTTTTGGCTGGCGGTGTTGTTACGTTAGCTAACGCATTTGGTAGCAATTCAAATGAACGTATTAACTTCGGTGTCGGAACGTCTACATTTACTTCAAAGAAATTCTCATATATCGCTAATTATGCAGGATTTGAGATAAGAACAACTGGTGCCGGTACGGGTGATATTTATGCGTATACGACGAATGGTTCCGCCTCGACAACTTCGTATCTTCTTACAACTCTCGTTCCTACAGATGTTCTTGAGTGGGGTATTGATTTTTCTCCTACTTCTACGTGCGCATTTACTCTTATTAAAAATGGTGCAACGGCTATCACAACTTCAACGGCTACAAACCTACCAACGGGTGAAGGTGCTTATCTTGGCATTAGTCATTATAAGGTAAACGCTACTGGGTTATCTGCAAACCTAGGAACAGGTGTAAGCAACGAATACCTACACTTCAAATAAATATGTCCATCCTCGTATCAACAGCCATAGACGACATGCAGAGAGAGTTGAACAGCGTCGGACAAGAAGCCGATACTGGGGATTTCTATTGGGCATTGAATCGGTCTCTCAACTACTTCTTGCAGACATATGATCTCCCTACGGGCAAGCGCGTGACTGGTATTACGCTCTATCCAAGCGTTCGAGAGTATTCTTTACCGACGGATTTCGTGGCTCTAATCCCACCGAGAAAAGCAGGAGCAGAGGAAGTGTCTCCGATCTTCTCCATGAATCGAGAGAGGGATATTTATACGCACTTGGATCAAAAGTCGCTTGCGATTGAGTTTGACAGGGGGACGCAGTACTTGGTAGCGGTAGACGACACGGATACAAAGCAAATGCTCCATTCCTGTTCTTCGCTTACAGGAGTAGCGGTAACGGGTGATGGATCAAATCTTGTTCTTGATGATCGAGTGTCAATATCAGGTGGATATTCGATTTCTTTCGGCGTTACACCCGTAACAGGTGCAACGACAGTTACATTCGATCTTGAAGAAGCTGTAGATATTTCTGGTACGTACAATGAGTCTACTACACGAGGTTTCTTTGATCTCGATGTGCCAACAGACGCAACCGTTACATCCGTCGTCTTCCGTATTGGAAACGACGCTTCAAATTATTATCAATGGACAAAGACCGCACGTTTCCGTGGAAATGCGATCACGGGTGGATGGGGTAAGATTGGAGCCGCCTTTGAACAAATGGCACTCCTAACACAAGACGGAGATACGATCACTACCGAGGACGGAGATACACTTCTTCTTGAAGGAAGTGTAGATTTAAGCACGATTGATTGGATACAGATTGTAGTTAATCACGGCACAACAGACGCAGACGGGACGTATCGCATTGACTCCATTTTCCTCACTCGTGGAAAGTACTACGAGTTACCGTACTACACAAACGCAGTCGTCAAGGATAATGATGGAACGTATAAGGCTTTAGTTGATTATACGGAAGATACTTTAATCCTCCCTCCAACATCCGAAGGGGCTATTGAATACAAGGCTTTAGAGATTTTGGCGGCGGTTCGGTTGAAAGATGATGGACTAGCAAACTACTTCGCCCGTGAGCTTGTGACATATGAGTCAGGGATCAAAAGTAAGTTTCCGAAACAGTCTATGCTCCGGCAGACGACATGGTATCGCAGTTCTAAACGCTTCTAAACATGAATACTCCACTCGTAAAGCCACCGATCAAAACGCAGGATAAATCCGACGGCTGGGTTTGGTTTCCTGATTCTCTCACAAGCGGTCGTTTCCGTGGATATGAGAATCGAGAAGACGTAACCCAAATGAAAGGGGCGTTTCCGATTGGACAGAATGTCAAATTACGTAAATTAGGGCTTCCAACGCTACGCGAAGGACGAGAGGTGATTGGTACAGAGAACACGGACACGAACAAAGTCATGCGTGCCTTCGTCTACGAGACACGCGACGGCGATCAATACGAGATCAAGATACTAGCGGACGGGTCTATTTACTATTGGCTTGTCGGGACTTCGACGGATTGGTTATCGCTTACTTCTGGTCTTACGGCAAACGTAGAATGGGACTACGGAGTCATGGATGAAACAGCAGACGCGACAAATCATGTTTTCTATGGGAATGGAACGGACGGGTTTTATCAATTCAATGGAGCGCATGCGACCGTTCTATCTATCACGGCTAACACAATCACAATCACAGGATCGTCCAGCTTTACCGCTTTGGGTTTCTACTCAACAGGAACTCGGGAGGTTCGGGTAAATGGAGTGGATTACGAATACACGGGAGGAGACGCTACGACGACCATTACGGGCATTTCGGACACAACTGGCATAACTGCTGGAGATTTACTTGTACAGGCTCCTAGAGCCGTTTCTGGGCTTTCTAGCGTGAAGTCTAGCGTGATCTTTGCCCATGATGGGCGGTTACACTTCCGCGATGACGCAAAAAAGAATCTTTGGTGGTATTCCAAGCTAGATAATCCAGATGATATATCTAGCCCTGGTACGGGGACAGACGGATACGCAAATACCAAGCCTGTAGAGGGTGGTGGAGGGATTACGGCATATGCCCGATTAAATAAGGCTATCCTTTGCTTTAAGCAACGGGTTATTAAGGTTCTATCCTTTATTCAGACAGGGGATCGGATCGACGTACCTTTCTATCAGACACTCGTGCCTGCTGATGATAAAGGTACGACGCTGGGAGCAATGAATAAGAAAAGCACATTCGCCACGCCGTATGGTGTTGTATTCGTGACTTCAGACAAGCGTTTGATCCTTCTTACAGGTATTACAGACAATAATGAACCTCAGTATCTTGTTTTGAGTGATCCGATCCAACCAATGTTTGACGCAGGAGATCACAGAGAGGCTGTGGGTATTTGCGTGAATAACACGCTTCTTTATGCCTTTAAGAGTTCTTCTAATGCTTCCGCGAATGATACGCTGATCGTGGGAGACATGACACGACAGACATTTGATCGCGTAGGGCGCACACTACCGATTCAATGGGATACACCTACCGTGGGTTGGTCTGTTTCAGACTTCACAGCAATTATCAACAGCCTTGGAGAAACGGAGATCCACTTCCATTCATCAGTCAATTCCAATTCATACAAGATCACACCTGACGATAAAACAGATGACGGGACGGGTTTCATAGCGACAGTCCGCACATGGTCAGAACATTTCGGATACCCTGAATTGTGGAAGGTTATGGATATGGCTTGCCTCGTTATTCGGATGAAAGAAAATACAAGTCTGACTGTTTCGATTCTCTATGACGAAAATGGGGTTACAGGAACCTACGAAACGACCATTACGGGCGCAATGACGGACTACCGTTTCTCCAATGCGTTTTTTAACCCTCTTGGAGCTTCTCCATTCGGTTCTCAAAAGTTCGGATCAAACCCTGAAAATGAAGATTTAAGCCTGTATCGCTTTTTCCTTGAACTCCCCCATGCGACAAAGTTTTATAATGTCTCATTACAGCTTTCTGGCGATATAGACGGTAACGATTTTGAGCTTGTGAGATTTGGCTACCGTATCAAAGACGTTATCAAAAATATCGCACGAACACGAAAAATGACCTCATAATATGGCTATCACCCAAACCACAGAACAAGAAAACGCAACCAAGCCAGCAGAGCTGAATATTCCTGAACCTGAAAACTCAGGCGTTTTGACTTCTCAAGACGCAAATGATTTCGTTGCAGAGAATCAAAACAATCTCGCTGGTCAAGTGAGTGAGATTCAGTCGTTTTTAAATACATCAGGGAAGTACACAAATCTAGGAGGTGGACAATACATTGCCGGAAAGCCAACAGGATCAAACGGTCAGGCGAGTGCAAGTGATTTTACATTTAATGTTCAAGATTTAGAAGCTGATCCAAATGCAAAAGGTTATATCGAAGGTGTAAAAGGTGGAGCCGATACGACGCAAGGTCTTGGAATGGCTGTATCTCGTGGAGCTAGTGTCAATGCAGTGGATGAGAAATACAAAACACAGCGTGAGGCATTAGTCGAATCACAAAAACAGGCGAAGGCGAGTACGCAGGCTTCGGAGTTCCGAAGCGGACGTACCGGCGCGGGTTTAGCGGAAGAATCAATTACCGCAAAGACAGATCAAGCTTTGGCGCGTCAGCGAAAGGATTTTCAAGACGCTGTTCAGAAAAACATTGATACGGCTTTAAATGAATTACAGGCTGGGAATATCCGATCATTCACTGAACAGCAGAAGATGATTGCGAGTGCAAAACAAGATTATCTTGACGAATTAGAGCAAACACAGGACATTGCAACCAAGATGCAGACGTACGAGGAAAAAGCCATCAAAATTGGCGAGGATCGACGTACGTCTGCATCGAAAGTAATCGGAGATTATGCAAAAGCAGGTACGGAGATCACGGATAGTCAATTTGAGATCATCGCAGGAACGTATGGAATTGATACGGAGGACGCACGGAATATCTACAATATCGCACAGGTAGAATCGAGTATCGCGCTTGATAAGGCTGGACAAGCTTTCGCAAAAGGTGAGCAAGACTATGCGAAGGGAGAACAGGATTATGCAAAAGGTGAACTTGATATCGTATCTAAGCAGGAAGAAATTATTACAAAGCGTAGGGAATCAATGGAAAAGTATCTTGATCTTGCGGACAAGGTAGGTGCGGCGGTTCCTATTACGATTGGAGATAATACCTATACATATCAAGGCTACGATGAAAGCGGATATCAAACAGCTTTTGAGAAAAATAACATAACGGGTGAAATGTTTTTTAATCGTGTAAACAAAAAAACAGGAGAAGTAGATACGACTTCTGTGGGTTTCTTCGGTCAAGAAGGTTGGGATATTAAGGAAGGAAAGACTGGTCTTTTCCGCGTAAACAAGAATACGGGAGAGACTGTTCGCATGACACCTTCACAGGGTCAGGTAGACGCAAAGAAGACGATCCCTGCAGGTTCAGTATCCCCATTCGGTGCAAATAGGACACAATGCGGAGCCTTTGTGAATGACTGTACTGGGGCTGGATTAGCAGATACATACGAATCAAAGATGGCAAAGACAGACCCGTATATTAAAGCAGGTTCAGATAACCCACCACAGTACGGGGATTTCTTTGTTCAAAAACTTGGCACATGGACTGGGCATACTGGCATGGTTCTTGACTATTACGAAGAGGACGGAAAACAGTACGTGGAAACAATGGAATCGAACTATCCTACAAAAGGTAAGATTGGCTATCGTACGGTTCCTGTTGAACAGATTCAGGGCTTCGGTCGCACTGGGCAGATTCACCCTATTTTGCAGAATGGTACGGACGCACAAGCGGAAACGCCTATGGATAGTCTGGCTGGAGAGTTTGGGACGCAAACGATGGAAAATGATGAATTGCTTACTGTTGCAGAAGCTGAAAAGCTTGGTGTCGCTTATGGTACAAAGAGAAGTGGGGCTTTTGGAAAAATGCCAAAACCAACTGAAACAGATACTACGGCGCAAGCCGATAGTCTCCGTAAAGAGTTTACGGGTCTTGCAGAAGTAAAGGAGTTTAAGACCGTACGAGATTCATACGCGCAAATTAAGAGTGTTGCAAAAGATGATTCTGCCGCAGGTGACCTTTCGCTCATCTTCTCCTACATGAAACTTCTTGATCCTAATTCAGTTGTGCGAGAAACAGAATTTGCAAATGCTCAAAATGCGGCGGGTGTTCCTGATAAGGTTCAAAACATTTGGAACAGAGCGAGAAACGGAGAACGATTGACAGGTGATCAAAGAAAAGATTTTATTGGAAAGGCTGAAACAATCTATGATTCAAGATATAAGCAAATCAAGCCGACTATCACTCAATACGAAGATCTTGCGAAGAAGCGTAAACTTGATCCAAAAGATGTTATCTTTGACATTCAATTCACAGGTGAAGACAACGTATCCACTGGAACTATTCAAACATTAAAAGATGGATCGCAATTAAAGTGGGATGGTAAACAGTGGAATGAGATAGGTACTCCTTCTAAAGCAATGATATTTTAAATATGCCTTTATCAATGGAAGAAATGAAACAGCGTCTTGAACAGGAAGGTACTGCACCTTCTTGGCAAGCTAATGAAGTGCCTACTGTAAAGCAGACTCCAGAGCCTCAATCGGGAAGTGGATTTATGAGTTTTTTAGGTAGTGTTGGTAAGACAGCAAAAAGTTTAGCAACAGGTGCATTAAAAGGATTAGGTTCTACTGTTGTTTCTACTGGAGAATTGGGAACACGCACATTAGGAAAACTTGTTGGAGCGCAAGATGTTGAAGGAACAACACGAATGGTTGAGTCAATGAAAGAGAACGAATTAAAACCTCAAAATACGGCTGAAAGTATTGGATTTACAGCAGAACAGATCGGAGAATTTTTTGTCCCTGCTGGAGGGGTAGGAAAGGCTACTAAAGCAGTAGAAGCTGTGACAAAAGGAAATAAGCTCGTTAAAGGTGCGACTAAGCTTATCCCACAAATCACTTCTGATATTGGCGTAACAACACTTCAAAGTGGCGGAGATACAGAAGAAATGTCAAAAGCTGGTGCTTTTTCTGCTGTTGGTGGAGTAGCAGGAAAGGCATTATCTAAAGGTCTCTCAAAAATCGGCGATGCTTTTTATTCAATGACTATTCCTACAACAATAACGGAGCGTGCAAGAGATATTGGAAAAGGATTAGAGACAGGAAAAGCAGTATCAGAAACTGGAGTCAGTCTCAATAGAAAGAGTCTTCTTAAAAAACTAGGAACAAAGATAAATACGCTTGGGTCTCGTCTTGAATCAGCTGTAGGACAAAGTAATGCTGAAAGATCTATTGATGATATTGTTAAAGATGTAAAAGCTTCATTCAGTGAGAAAGAAATGTCACAGGCTCTAGCTTTGTCTCCTATTGATCTAAATGAAGCTCGTGTCGTTGTGGATGAAACGCTTGGTAAGTATCAAGATCTATATAGTGGTAAAATGTTGACAGCTCCTGAACAACAGAAACTTAAACAAGAAATAGGATTAGGTCTAAAAAAGGTATGGGACAAAACACTTGGTACACCTATTCGCGCACAGGCTTTTGCTGAAAAGAAAATATATGGAGAACTTAATGGATTTCTTCAAAAGAATGTTGATGGTTATGAAGATATTAACAAACAACTAGCCCCACTATTAGAGGCTAAAGGAAGAATGACGAAAAAGGGTGCTTATAGCGGATATCTAACCGATGTGATCGCCGCCTCAATGGCTGGTAGTACTGGAGGAAATGTAATGGATAATCCCGAGGCATTTTTCAAAAATGCTATTGCTGGAGTATTGATTAAACGAGGTCTGACCTCAACGGCCGCTAAAACATTAAGCGGACAGACGGCTAAGCAGATATCAAAAATTGTTGATAGACCAGAGTTCTATCAGCTTATCCGTAAAGCTACTTCTGTAAACCAATCTCAAGAGGTTCAAGAATAAAATGTAGAAATGCGCAAAGAAGCGCGATAATGAAGATTTCCATATACTCACCAAGATATCCTATTCTACAGATTTGTCAATACTAAAAATCCGCCCTATCGTTTCACACGGTAAGGGCGGGTCTTTGTATCTGGCTATAAACGCTTTGTGAGCTTATAAAATATGATCTCTGAGCATTTATAATGGAAGTATACAACTTACAGGCTACTTGTCAACTGTTAAATAATAAAACACTACTTGATAAATAGTCTTATGATTAACCGATCAATTATTGGCTTAACATAGCCTTTTCTAAAGATACTATGTTAATTATCAATCTAATTGGCTGTTAAATAATTTTCTCGGCAATGATGACCAAACAATCGCCTAAGCGATTCATTCAGTCGTCACTGCCGAGGAGCAGTGATGGGGGTGGTGCGCTTATATTGGTGGTAGGTAACCATACAAGCGCAATAGATAATAATTATCTATCAATGGCATCCGAACTATATTTTATTCTAACCCCGCATGGTTGCTCGGGA